GTACCGTTCTATTCGGTGATAAGACCTTTACTTCTAAGCCAAGTGCATTCGATCGTATCAACGTACGTCGTCTATTCATTGTGCTTGAAAAAGCTGTTGCAACAGCAGCTAAGTTCCAGTTGTTCGAATTTAACGACGACTTCACACGCGCTCAGTTCCGCAACCTAGTTGAACCATTCCTACGTAATGTACAAGGTCGCCGTGGTATTATTGACTTCCGTGTTAAGTGTGACGCAACAAATAACACCGGTGAAGTTATCGATCGCAATGAATTTGTCGCAAGCATCTTCATTAAGCCAAATCGCTCTATCAACTTCATCACTCTAAACTTCGTAGCAGCTCGCTCTTCTGTAAGCTTCGACGAAATCGGTGGTTAATTTTAATGGGAGGAGCCATCCTCCCGTTGAATAAATAAAGAATAAAGGAGTCATTTACATGGCAAACATTTCAGATTTTAAGGCACAACTTACTGGTGGCGGCGCACGTGCCAACCAGTTCAGAGTTGAATTGTCCTTTCCATCGTTCGTACAATTAGGAGCAGTTGCTGGAGTTCAAGCACAATTCTTGTGTAACGCTGCACAACTTCCTGCTTCTACGATCGAACCAATCTCTATCCTCTATCGTGGTCGTCCAGTTAACTTCGCTGGTGAACGCACATTCCAACCTTGGACTATTGCGGTTTACAACGATACTAACTTCAACATCCGCAATGCATTAGAACAATGGTCTAATGGTATTCAGAATAATGGTGCAACAACCGGTATTACTAATCCATTGAACTATCAGGTTGACCTTCAGGTTCACCAGTTAGATCGTAACGGTGCAACCGTTAAGACTTATAAGTTTGTTGATGCATTCCCATCTGAAGTTGGTGATATTCAACTTGGCTACGATCAGGGTAACGCAATCGAGACCTTTAACGTAACATTCCAATACAACTATTGGACATCCAACACTTCTACCGAAGGTGGTTCTGGATTCGGTCTCAGCGGTACAATCAACACTCCAGTTGGTTCTTTCCCACTATAATCGAAAGTAATTCATAATGAATGTATTTGGTTTTGAGATAAAGCGTAAGCAGCAAACTCAACAACAATCAGTAGTAGCTCCATCATCTGACGATGGAGCTACTGTTGTTAACTCTGCTGCTGGCTATTATGCTCAGGTGATGAGTCTTGATACTATTATCAAGAACGAAAATGATTTGATTCGTAGATATCGTGAAATAGCACTCTATCCAGACACGGACAGTGCTATTGAAGATATCACTAATGAAGCTATTGTTGCAGATGAAGACGCTCCTCCGATTCGTATTCTTCTAGACGACGTTAAAGTTTCTGCAGGAATCAAGTCAAAGATCACTGATGAATTCCAAAACATTCTGAATCTTTTGAAGTTTGATGAAAAAGGCCACGACATTTTCCGCACATGGTATGTTGATGGCCGTCTTTATTATCACATTCTAATTGATGAAAAGAATCCAAAGGGTGGAATCGTTGAGTTACGTCAAATCGATCCACGTAAGATTCGTAAAATTAAAACCGTCAATAAAGAAAAGAATGCTAATGGTGTAGAGATTGTTAAGTCCATTGAGGAATATTATCTCTATAACGACAAGGGAATTACAGAAGTTTCTACACAAGGTGTTAAGCTTCCTGTTGATTCTGTTGTGTATATTCCATCCGGCGTTATTGATCAGAACTCTGGTCTAATGTTATCATATCTTCACAAGGCGATTAAGATTGTCAATCAGTTGAAGATGATGGAAGATGCACTAGTAATCTATCGTATTAGTCGTGCACCAGAACGTAGAATTTTCTATGTTGATGTAGGTAATCTACCAAAACTAAAAGCGGAACAGTATGTCAATGACATCATGAATAAGTTCCGTAACAAGATTGTTTATGACGCGACAACTGGTGAAGTTCGCGATGATCGTAAGCATATGTCGATGATGGAAGACTTTTGGATGCCACGTCGTGAGGGTGGTAAGGGCACGGAGATAACCACGCTTCCCGGTGGACAGACACTAGGTCAAATCGAAGACATTGAGTATTTTCAGAATAAGCTATATCAATCTTTAAACGTTCCAGCAAGTCGATTACAAAAGACTGATGGTTTCAATCTAGGTCGCTCCTCTGAAATTACTCGCGATGAAATCAAATTCACCAAGTTTGTAGCTCGCATTCGTAAGAAGTTTGCAAATCTATTCCTTGACGCGTTGAAGATACAGTTAGTCGTTAAGGGAGTTTGCACACTCGACGATTGGGAAATTATTCGCCGTCAGATTCGCTTTGACTTCATGCGTGATAACCACTATGCTGAACTCAAAGAAGCAGAACTAATGACAGGTCGTTTGAATATTCTTCAAATGATCGATCCGTTTGTTGGTAAATATTACTCTCCAACTTATGTTAAGAAACATATCCTTCGTCTCGACGATGATGAGATTGAAGAAATGAATGCAGAAAATGAAGAGTATACTCAAGAACAACACGCTCAAGAGTTACTTCATATGAAATTACAAGGTGATGTTCAGAATGAAATCGCCGCAGATGCACCGCAACCTAAAGGAAATTAATAATGTCTACACGCGAACTAGTTGATGCACTCATCTCCGGAGATAGTATTGCAATTGAAAATACATTTAATGCAGCTATGTCGGATAAAGTTTCTGCAGCGCTAGACTCATTCAGAGTCAATGTTGCACAAAAGATGTTTGTACCACCACAACAAGTTTCTGATGATAACGCTAACCCAGCTCAAGAATAAGCTAGCAGAAAGCTGCGGAAACCTTGATAGCTTCATCTATCAAGGAAAGCGCGTTGTCATCGATAAGAATTTAAGTATTAGTGTTAATGAAGAACTAATCAATGTTGATGTAAAAAATTTGGAAGAAGCAAGAGAATACGCTAAAACCCATATTGATACAAGTCTAATTATAGAAGATATTGATGCAGTAATACCAGAAGAAAAGATAGTTAATTTAATCAATAAGCATCACTCAGTAAAAATTACAGATACTATTATTGAATCATACTTAGAACTTGCTTCTTCCAACCTATTCACGATAGATCCAGTACTTGTTGAGATTAAACAACGCAGCACATCCATTCCTGGTAAAATTGAGCACAGATTGAACGATGGTAATATAGTTGCTGTTAGCGAAGAAACACAAAATCTTCTAAACACATTACTTGAAGATAAATATCAAGTAGTAGAATATATGCGTGAATCTAAACAGAATTTCATGCGAATAATAAAAGAGGTTACCTAATGGCAATGAATCTTACAACAATTAAGAATACTGGTGCAGAGACCATCATCCACTTCGAAGGATCTGATGTCGCTTTTGCTACTATTACTCTTGCTAATTTAACAGCAGCTTCTCAAGCTAGAAACGCTAGCACTCCACGTGTTAACATCGTTCGTTTTGTTTGCACTGGTGAAGATACTGCTTCAGTTATTGTTTCTCGTAATGGAAAAACTATTATTGCATGTGCACCAGAAAATGCTCCATTCTTAGATTTAACTTCTATGGGCATTACTGAAAGCATTCAGAATGATCAAGATATTAAGATCGAAAACAAAGTAGCTAAAGCAGTTTCCGGTTATATCACTTTGCGTAAAGTTGCTGGCTGGTCTGGTAAGATTGAGACTGCTGAATTCGGTCAGTACGATAACGAAACTGTAGTAGGAAGCTAAAATGAGATTAATTAAAGAAGTATTCGACACTACATCTTTTGTCGTAGAAAATAAACTTGGCAAAGGTAAAGAGTATTTCATTGAAGGTATCTTCCTTCAATCAGATATTAAAAATCGTAACGGCCGTATGTATCCAGAACAAGTAATGGATAAAGAAGTTGGCCGTTATATGGAATCGCTAGTTAAGCAGAATCGTGCTTATGGCGAACTAGGTCACCCAGATACACCATCTATTAATCTAGATCGTGTCTCTCACCTTATCGTTGATCTTCGTAAAGAAGGTACTAACTATATCGGTAAAGCAAAGATTATGGAAACCCCAATGGGCAATATTGCTCGCGGTCTATTAGACGGCGGCGCAAACCTAGGCGTTTCCTCAAGAGCACTAGGTTCCCTTCAAATGAATAAAGAAGGTGTCCAAGTTGTTCAAGACGATTTTATGTTGTCAACTGCAGCAGACATCGTCGCCGACCCTTCAGCACCTGATGCATTCGTAAGAGGCATTATGGAATCTGTGGAATGGGTTTTTGTTGATGGAAAATTTGAACAAAGACAGATAGAGGAGACAAAGAAGTTAATTCAAAGAACTCCTTCTAAGAGATTAACTGAGGCCTCTATTTCAGCTTTTCAGAATTTTCTAACAAATCTGAAATAATAAAATAGATAAATAATTATAGAACTCATCCAGTTATAGGAGAACACGATGTCAATCGAACAAAAGATTGCTGAACTTCTTGCAGAATCCAAGAAGTTACAAGCAGAAGAAAATAAAGTTGAGGGAATCACTGAAGAAGAATTCAAGACTCTCAGCGAAGAAGATCAAGCTAAATATAAGCTTGACGAAGAAACTTCTCTTTACGTAAAGATCGAAGAACAGGTTGAATTAACCGAAGAAGAAGAGAAAGAACTTAATACTTTAGCAGAACAATTTGCTGAAGATATATTCTCTCAGTTAGATGAAGCTGAAAAGAGCCCAGCTCTTAAGAAAGCAATTGCATCTGCATGGAAACAAAGAGCTAAAAAGAATCGCACTGCTGACATGGCAGCTGGTCACAAATACACTGGCATGGGTAATCCTAAGTCACACGACTGGGCCGACAACGCAGAAAAGAAATATAAAGAGAAGCGCGAGCGCGTTAATAAGTTAAAAGAAGATATCGCAGTTGACGTTGCCGAAGACGTTGCTGCTCTCATTAACGGTGAAGAGCTAACAGAAGAATTTAAGACTAAGGCCGCTACAATTTTTGAAGCAGCAGTAGTTACTCGTGTCAAAGCAGAAGTTGCTAAGATCGAAGAAGAGTTTGAGTCCAAGCTTGCAGAGCAAGTAGAGGAAATCAAAGAGGGTCTCGTTGAAAAAGTTGATGGATATCTCAACTACGTAGTTGAGCAGTGGATGACAGATAATGAACTTGCCCTTGAAAATGGTATGAAGTCTGATATCATGGAAAGCTTTATTGCTGGCATGAAGAATCTCTTTATGGAACACTACATTGAAGTTCCTGCTGAGAAGTATGACTTAGTTGGCGAATTGGAAGAAGAAGTTCAGACTACCAAGTCTAAACTCGACGAACAATTAGCTTCTAATGTTGAACTATCTAAGCAGATCAACGAAATGAAGCGTGTTTCTTCTATCGGAGAATTCTGTGCAGACCTAGCCGACACTGATGCTGAAAAGTTCAAAGGCCTCGCTGAAGAACTAGCATTTGAAGATGCTGAGTCTTTCAAGACTAAGCTTCAAACTATTAAAGAAAATTATTTTGGTAAGAAGGCAACCGTAGACGTTAAGTCTCCAGTTACCGATGATCCTGTGCACCTAGAAGAAGAGACAAAAACTGTTGACCCAGTTATGGCTCAATATCTAGCCGCACTCAAGTAAACAACATCCACAAAGGAAAAGAAATGACTACACGTCCAGAATTAGTTAAAAAGTGGGCTCCGATTCTCGAGTCCGCATCCGCACCAGCTTTCAAGGATGACTATCGCAAGCAAGTCACCGCTCAGCTTCTTGAGAACCAAGAATCTGCAATGAAGCAAAGCGCACAAGCTCTAAACGAAATCGCTAACGTTGGCGGTGACGGTATTGCTCTTGGTGGCGCTGGTACTAACGCAAACATGGCAGGTTACGACCCAGTTCTAATCGCTATGGTCCGCCGTGCTGCTCCACAGATGATCGCTTATGACATCGCTGGTGTTCAGCCAATGACACAACCAACCGGTCTTATCTTCGCAATGAAGAGCAAGTACTCCACACAAGGTGGTACAGAAGCTCTCTTCAACGAAGCAGACACTGACTTCTCCGGTACCGGTACTCACTCCGCTACTCTTGATGGTTCTACCCTAGGTTCCCAAACCGCAGGTACTGGTATGTCCACAGCAACTGCTGAAGACCTAGGTGCAGGTACTGCATTCGGTCAAATGGCATTCAGCATCGAGAAGACAACTGTTACTGCTAAGACACGTGCTCTACGTGCAGAGTACACAGTTGAACTCGCACAAGACTTGAAAGCAGTTCATGGTCTTGACGCTGAAGGCGAACTCAGCAACATCCTTTCCAGCGAAATCTTGAACGAAATCAACCGTGAAGTTGTTCGTACAGTTTACGCTGCTGCTAAGGTTGGTGCACAAGCAGGAACCGCTGCTGCAGG